TATGGTGATCTAGATTACACATCATCAGATGCAGCTACTATAACATTATCACTTCGTTATGACCACGCATCACATGTGCTAAATGGAGCCGGATTGGGTACAGCATTAGCTGGTAATCTATAATTTTAGTTTTTCAAACATGATGACTTGAATAAAGGCCAGTTTAACTGGCCTTTATTTTTACGTATTTTTGTTTAAAAATAATTATAAATACATTAGTAAAAACCTTTAAAAGGAAAATAATGGCAGATATATCTGATATCATTTCACAAACCGGAACTCAATTAGAAGCAGAAGCGCTTAGACAGTTTGGCGCTGCTGTTCAAGATCAAGTGCGTGGCACATTAGGTTCAATTTTTGGGGTTGATCAAGGACAAGATGGCACAGTATCAGCCCAATCTGCCGCAGCAGGTGTAAGACCCGTCGGATATAATTTGACCAAATATGCAGCCAATATTGCCAGTGGAGCAGGCGGCTATAACCCAAAGTCAAAATTTTTATTTAGAGTTAAGTTTACATTCGTTCCAGAAATAGCAGCTGAATTGTCTAGACTAAATCAGGCTAACCTTGACGAGTTAAATGAAAACCTAACTTTTGTTGTTAAGCAAATTGACTTACCTAAAGTTCAAATGCAATACGAAGATGTTAACATGTACAACTTTAAAACGAAAATTTTAACTAACACTGATTTTAGAGAGTTAAATTTATCATTTTATGATGATGTATCTAATCAAACCTTATCATTTATTAACACTTATTTCCAACTGTTAACTCCTATTACTAGATCTAGATACTCTTTAAGAACACCGTTAGAAAATTATGGATTTACATTTTCTACCAATCTCGACGCAATCAATACATCATTAAGAGGACAGCTGATTAATAATAATACTCAAATTCTGTCTGAAATGATTATTGAGCAATTTTATTACACGTTTGATAAAACAGCAACAAGCCCAATAAATGCTTATAAAGTAAATCAATTTTCATTTACGAATCCTAGAATAACTAACTTAGATATTAGCGACCAAGACCATGAACAGGGCGGTGTTCCAAATATTGTATCAGTCATTTTAAATTTTGATTCTATCAATATTTCTCTGGCTACTCCAGCATCTCAAAGAATAAGCCCAGGCATTAAGGGCGCTGATATATTCGATGGTACATTCACAGGCGCTCCTAATATTTCTCAAGATCAAGCCGGAAGGTCTAACAATCCATTTATAGACATAATAGCTGGACAGGGGCAAAGAGCTGTGAAGTCTACGGTTCAAGAAATCTTGAATAAAAATTTAGGAACAGTTGCCGGCGGCGCACTATCTGGTGCAACTGCTGAAATAGCTGGGACCCTGGGTTCCATTGCTAATCGTACTATAAGAAATGCGACTGCCGGCATATCTCAAGCTATAGCTATACCCAAGATAGGGCCAGTATCTAGTGATTCTGCCTCGTCTTCGTCACAACTTGCTAACGCAACTCGCACCTCTTCAAATGTCTCTTAAAGCAAGGTTCATTCCTAAGAATCCCCAAAAATACGTAGGTGACGCTGCAAAAATATTTGCTAGATCTTCTTGGGAAGTAGCGTGCATGAAATATTTTGATAGTAGAAGCTCAATAATAAGATGGGGTAGTGAAGAAATTAGTATACCATACCTTAATCCATTAGACAATAAAGTACATAATTATTTTCCTGATTTTTTTATAGAGTATATTAATGAAGAAGGCAAAGTTTTTAAAGAGGTGATTGAAGTTAAACCTCACCATGAGTCTGACGAAAAGAGCGCTAAATCAGAGAGATCCAAGACTGCCTTAAAAGTAAATGAGGCAAAGTGGAAAGCCGCTGTTACATTTTGCGAGCAAAAAGGATTAACATTTAGAGTGCTAACTGAAAAATCAATATTTCACCAGAAGAAGAAATTATGACTAGGCCACTTATATTTGTTCCAAAATTTCCAGAAAAATATGCAGGAGATCCTAGGCGTATAGTCGCTAGGTCTAAGTGGGAACTTATCTATATGTCAGCCCTAGATACATCAAGATTAGTGAGCAAATGGACAAGTGAGCCTAGGAACCTTAAGATAACTTACCTAAACCCAGTAAATAAAAGAGTTAAGAGTTATTGGCCAGACTTTTTAGTTCAATACTATAGTGGAGAAATAGAGATCTTAGAAATAAAACCGGCTAAAGAATCCACAAAAAAGCGGGCTTTAACGCTTTATGATAAACTTATGCTTGCGCAGAACATGGCAAAATGGGAAGCTGCTGACTTACTCGCTAAGAAGATAGGGGCAAGGTTTAGAGTTGTTACAGAAGATCAATTATTCAAAAATCATACAAAACCACCAAGAGGAAAATGATGGATATTAAACACCCACTAGATTCAGTTTTTGGAATTTCAGAGGATTTATCTGAGGATGATATTAATTCTAGCTATGAGATGATAGATTCTACAAACAATGCTAATAGCGCCGCACAAGAAGACACTAAGGACGCAGATGACATACTCGTAGAAAAAAGAATAGATGAGGTATATAGTGCTGCAATCTCCGCTTTTCAACAACAAGTAAGTTATACTGAAATTATCGAACCTAGATATGCAGCACGTAATGCCGAGGTTGCCGCTAACTATTTGAACATTGCGCTTGCTGCAGCAAATAGTAGAGCTAAGGTTAAAGTTGACAGAAAGAGAACAAATCAATTTATCCCTCATGGTAATTCATCAAAAACAACAAATAATATTCTTATTGCAAATAGAGAAGAGATACTTAAGATGATCACTATTGACGATGAAAAAAAGGAACTTAAATAAAATGGCCTTGACATTTAAAGAATTTTTATTACTAGAATCTAATGTATTAAGTGAGTGGGAAGTTTATATACTAGATGAAGACTTAGCAATAGACCATATTAACGCTCATTCTAGAGAATCGTTTATAAAAGCATTAACTGATGGTGGATTGCTGTTTAGAGGATTTAATGAACTTCCTAGTAGAAAAGAGACACCTGTGACTATCGATCCAAGCAAAGGACTACGTACCTCACTAAGCTCTAATAACCTTTATCAACTCATGATGGATTCTTCTGAGAGTCTTTCTAAGTACCCATCAAGAAGTAAATCATTGATATGCACCACGGACCTAAGATCGGCAGCGGCATATGGATTAGTCTATGCAGTAATACCTAAAAAAGAAGCAATAATATGTACTAGTGGAAAAACTGATTTATATCACGTAGAACTTGGTGGTATATGGAAACATCAAATAGATCATCCATTTTTAGGACACGCGCATTCATCATTGATTAATGATTTCTTTAAAGTTTTTTTAGATAACCCAGATGTTAATAGGTTCAAAAGTCAAGATGAACTTAATTCAAACATGAGTCATTTTAGCGCGCCTGAATTAGAATTTATATTTTTAGCATTAGCTGGAAATGTATGTGAAGATATACAGCATGAAGCAAAAAAATTGTTAAGCGATGAAGAAATGATACGCCTAATATATTCAAACGCATATATATTAGGCGTAGGAAATCCACGTTATAAAAAAATCATGAAATATTCTGATGTTATTAAAAAGGCATCACCTGCTTTTAATTTTATAACTGATGCTAAGTTAAAAGAAATGCAAAAAGAAATCAGAGAATTATTAAGTAATACATCTGCAAATAAAAGATTCACTGACATATCTTCTAAGCTCATGACGCCCACGATATTAGGACTAAAATTAAAAACATACGGGTCTAAGCTTAAAATTGACATTGAATGCTGGACTGACACCAAGTGCCTCGTAATTCCTTTAACATTACTAGCAAAAATGCTAGTTGAAACAAATGCGTTAGGTTTAAGTGATGAAGAGCTAGAGGGTTTTGAAAAATCAAGATACTATCATTTATTTAATCAAGTTATTTCACGTGATAAATCAATATGAAACTCTATGAAGTAGTAAATGACAAATTGTTTTGGGTTGGGTATGAAAAGATTAAGCCCATCCTAAATGACCAATTTTTTCTTATTGCTAAGGCTGGTTATATAAATATCAATGCTAAAAACAAATATAAAAGCGAACAGTTTAGGATAGAAGCAACTACTAAAAATAAAACTATAATAGGATGGGTTAATTTTAAAGTTACTGAAAATTCCTTAGAAGCTATAGATTTATACGTTGATGTTAGATATAGAAGAAAAGGTATCGCTACTGAAATGTATAAGTTTGCAAAAGAACTAGGTAATGACATTATACCATCTAAGATGCAAACCACACTGGGCAAGTCGTTTTGGTCAAAAGGCAAAAAACAATGAAATTAAACTTTAAAACATTTATAACAGAAAGCATTGAGGATAAGGGCATTTTAAAGGCCTTATTTATCATTGGAATTCCCGGAGCAGGAAAAACGTATACTACTCGTAAACTTTCTGGTGAGGTTTCCCCGGTTGTTGTTAACACGGATAGAGCAGCAGAGTTTCTTGCCAAGAAACTAAAGAAACAGGTGAGCAAAGACACTTGGAATGATGTTTTTAAAGACACTGCCCATAGGATGACAAAAAATATGCTTTACAACTATGTAAACGGAATGCTTCCTCTTTTCGTAGATAGTACGTCAAATGATATTTCAAACATCT